TATTACCATCCCCCAATAATGTTCCTATAATAACAGCAGTATCTAAAGGCATTATTTGTTCTGATTTTAAATCATCACCAGTTATGTCATAAATAAGTGGGTGATTAATATTTATATATTTATTAATTTTACCACCTAACTTAATAAATAAGGCCTCAGTGATTGGGTATTCTTTCTGTAAATCTTCTAAAGTATACCCAAGTACTATTTTATTTTTTATATCGGTTATTCTTGGTGATACGGACGGTTCTTGAGGATTTATTTCCATTTTATAAATTCTCCTATACTTTGCTGGGACTTTATATAGCATATCTTCAGTTGCAACATTTAAAATTATTTGTATAAATCTTTCTCTAAATACTAAAGGGATTTTGATACTAAAAAGATCTGGCTCCGTATAATATGAGAAAGGAACTTTATAATAATCACTAAGGAAATCTAAAAATTCAAATAACTGCTCTGGTTTTGGGCATTTATTAGCTATAGTATAACAACCACTCTTCTCATCAAAGTGCCCATCATCTAAAAACCAATAAGCTAATATATCATCATGCCAATATGATTTAATAAAATCAATTGGGATTAATTTTCCTTCTAAACCCTCTTCATAGAACACTTTCATAAATTTTCTAAAACATAGATGTGATATTGTAGAGAATCGATAGCAGAACAAATCATCATAAGCTTTATCTATATAAATGTCTGTACTAAAAGGTTTTAAAATATTATGTTTCTTTTTAAGGTATAGAGTTTGATTTGGTGCGTGGCATTCAAAATATCTATCACAACATTCTCCAGACCTCTCAAGCCCACCATCACCTAATAAACTTCCTATAATAAGTTTGATCTGTTCATAAGTTAATTCTGGATACTTTGTTATTCTATCTACACTCTTAGATTCCATCCCTCTTACTTTTAATTCCTCTTTCCAAACTTTACAAGATACCCCCAATATTTTCTGTATATTTTGGTAGTTATTATTTCTTATGATTTCTCTTAATTCACCGTTTGATAAAGAATTTATGTATGCCCTCTTAATATTTGATCTATCATTAGTTTTAATTCCATAGGCTCTTCTTATAGCCCTCACGGTGTTTTCATGACAACCCTTTAATAGACCAATATCTTTATCGGTCATAATACTCTTCAAATATAGTTGCTCTAATTCAAGCTTTGATATTTTATGCATAATACTAATATACACCACTTTGTTTAAAATTGCTTAAATATTTTTAAATAAATGAAAATAATTTGATTATATTGTATGAATATATTAAACCAGAAATAACACCAGATTTAATTTATAAATTACCAAGGAAGTTTAAGTGAAAAAATTTACAGGTGAAGAATCTAAGATATTACAATCATTATATGACAAAGGTTTAAATGATTATCAAGTAGCTGGAACGTTACATGTAAGTAGAAACCGTTTAAGAGAGTGGAGAAATGAGAATAATATTACCTCTAAAACTAATAAAAAAGGATTATTATCAAATCTATGCCCAGATATAATGCTTAAAAGATCTGAAGGTAAAACTTTTGATGAGATAGCTATAGATTATAATGTTACAAGATCTCCCATAACTAAATTATTAAACAAAAATGGATTCAAGTATAATATTCCCGCAAGAAAAACTCCTTTGGAAATAAAATATTATAATTTATCTTCAAATCAGCTGGAAATACTTATAGGGGATTTATATGGGGATGGTCACATAAACAGACCATCCGAGAAATCTGCTTATTATAGTTGTGCGCACTGTATAGAACAAGAAGAGTTTGTTTTTTTAAAAGCTTTATATTTTAGGCCACTAAGTAGCAGAATATACTATGGATATAATTCAGATGGGTACAAATATGTTTCTTTATCCACATGGTCAAGTCCATCTTTAACTAAATATCACAATTTATTTTACCCAACGGGATCTGGAGATAAAATAATACCCCCATTAAAAGTCACTGCTAAAAGTTTAGCCTATTGGTACATGGGTGATGGTGGAAAATTTAGAAACGATGCAAGAATAACTGTTGGAACAAATGTTGATTTAAAACCAGCCCTTGATAATTTAAATAGTCAATATGATAATTTATTCAAAGCATCACATTATGAGAGCCAATGGACGGTTTTCATCAATGACCAAGAAAAATTCTTTGAGTTGATTTGTCCTTACATACATCCAGCTATGTGGTACAAAATACCTACTAAATACCAAAAATATTGTACTGGAGACTTCACTGAATTAAATGAATTTAAAAAGATGATTGATAATAAAAGGCAAGATAAAATACCTTTTAAATTGGAACTAAATGTTTAAAATAGAACAAACTAATGATGACATTATTTTTCATAATAAATATGGAGAGTTTTCTAAAAATAAATTAGAATCACAACTAATAAACGAGCATTTAACTGTCAAACGATTAGGTATCTTATATGATTTAAATGAATCACAAATAATTCATGTTTTAAGAACTTTAAAAATTACCTTCAGAAACAAACTTGAGAACACAAGAGTAATTGTCTTTAAAATAATCCCTATGATGCATCAAGTTCTACTGGGAACTCTTTTAGGTGATGGATACATGCGAGGAAATAATATTTACGGTTTAGGACACAGCATAAATCAGATGGACTATTTTTATAATGTAGCAGAAAACCTAAATCAATTAACATCTTCAATCTCATATAAAGAGTGCAAACTTGGTAAATCTTTAGAACTATTTACCCACCACCACAGTTCCCTTATTCCATACTTTAATAGATTCTATACAAAAGGTAAAGAAAAGAAATTCTTTACTGAGGAATCAGCTTATGATCTTGAACCTATAGGTTTAGCTTACTGGTTCATGGATGATGGGAAATTTGATGAATATGGTTTTTATCTCTGTGTAGGAAACATAACTCAAGAAGAGGGGACAGTTTTAGTTAATCTTTTAAAAAACAAATTCAACTTATCTTCGAATATGCAGATTCATGATAAAAATAAAGGCTACCATAACATTTATATTAAAGCAGAAAGTAGATCACATTTTATATCTTTAATAGAACCTTATATTCCTGATTCTATGAAATATAAATTAATTGGAGAACCATACCCAATTTTAAAAAATCCGTCTGAAATAATTGATAGACACTCTAAATACTGCTATAAAATTAACAGGCAAGTTAATTTCCACGGAATTGATAAAATAAAAAAGCACTAAGTTTCCTTAGTGCTTTTTAAATTAGGTTTTTAATCTAATTATTAACGAGAAATAAGAACACGGCACAACCCAAGTGGGTTATGACAACCAATGCCCAAATTTTCAAAAACACTGAACCCTATTGTTCTGTTCTTAGGATCATCTGCACTGAGAACACTGAGTTCTGTACGAACAGGGATACGACCGAAGAATTCTGGTTCGGCACAGACGTAAACTTTGCCGACAGGAACTCGACGACTTACGATGATCTGGGCACCCCAAACGGTAGCCATCAAACCAGTCTTAAGCAATGTTGCCTGGCTCTCAATGTCGAGAACATCACGGCCCCATTTACGAATATCACTGTAGTCTTTAGCATTCGCAAAGACACGCGCTACGCGCAAGTCATTACGTTCGACGTTTGCAAAGGCATCAGCAAGGTCTGCGGGAGTCAATGGAGCTGCAGCTGCTACGTCAGGGTTCGTTGCACCAATATTATCAAAGCCAGATGTTGCAACGGCGTCAAGAACTTCAAATACTCGTGTATCTTCTTCTGTCTGGATCTGAGCTTTAGCAAGATCTTGGGAACGTTCGATCAAGTCAAAACGTCTCTCTTTGATCTGTGTAAGCGGGATTTCAGGGTTCGAAGAAATTTCGAACAACGGGAATATGACACGGCGAGGTTTCTGAATAGCCAGAATGTTCTGACCTTCTTCACCAACGACGTATGCTGTCACGTTCGGATCTTTATCATAGATTGGTAAAGCACCATCAGGAAGCTGTTCGACCAAGAAGGTCTTACGGCCTACGGATGTATAGTCTCTACGCAATCTCAAAGGTTGGACCATACTTGCGGCAAGTTTGGCACGACCCGACGCTGTCTTCATGTATTCAGCGATAATCTGCTGTTTTACTTCATTCGATATGATTTCGGACATGGAAACTCACCTCCTTAAATTCTTAACTGGACAACCATTGTGAGATCGGTTGGGCTCGGTGCTTTGAGACATATACCAATCAAAGTTGAATAAGTCAAACTTGAATTATCAAGTCCGCTTACGTTAGTTAACAGACCATTCTGACTTGCATAGAGATACTGTCCAGCTGCGTATGCTGTACCAAGAGCATTACCTGCCCAGTTTTTGGTTTCATAGACGAGAGTACTGAGGACAGTACCTGTACCATGAGCATAAACGACAACGCCGGAAGATACTGCTGAGCTAGACTCATATGGGTTACCAACTGCGTTATTGACGGCAATACCAACAGCTTTATCGTAAGTTGTTGAACTGTCACCAGCGCAAGGTCCAATTGAGAAGTCTCCAGCTACGGCCACAACGCTACCAGCGAGAATACCAAGCGGAGTGCTTGAACTAAGCTGCGTGTTATTGACCTTCTGATTGTTACCTACTGTGTTATTCTGTGTAAGACCTGCTGCTGTAATTGAACCAAGAGTATTATAGGTCTGACGGTACAAAACTGCACAGTTGGTATCCTGAGTCGGGTTACTGTATGCTGCGAGTGTCATGAAGACTCACCTCCTTAAGGGTGATTAGGTTTATTGACAATTAGGCATCTTAGAGTGTGTCCCACAGATTTCTCTGGGGTTCGCTTTAACATGCCCCTTTAATTATTTTCCAAAGACTGAACTAATATCCGGAGTATCTCCCCACAAACCTGCCAAAGGATCATTACCTGTGGAAGCTTGTTTTACAAGACCACTAAGTTTCTTTGCGCCTGTTTTAGGAGAAGCAACTTCTTGTGCTGCTGAAACTTCTGCGCTGTCAAAAAGAATGTCAAGGAGATCTTTTGAAGCTTCTTTTTCTTCAAGTTTTTCTTCGTCTTTTTTTGCTTCAACTTCTTCTTCATCTTTTTTCTTTGAAGCTTCAACTTCCTCTTCGTCCTTTTTCTCTTCTTTTTTTGCTTCTACTTCTTCATCTTTTTCTTTATCTTTTTTAGAAGCCTCTACTTCTTCCTCGTCCTTTTTATCTTTTTTTGCAGCGTCTTTCTCTTCAATTTCTTCTTTATCTTTTTTAGCTGCATCTTTTTCTTCAACTTCTTCCTTTTTCTCTTCGTCTTTGTCCTCAGGTTCAACTTCAGCTGCAATTTTGGATGCAAGTTCAGACTGACGCTGAGTTGTTGCCATCACTGAACGTTCAGGAAGGAACATAAGATCAAGTGCCTGTTCTTCAATGATAGAAGCATCTGCACCAGGAAGCATTCTCGATGCGATAGTAAGACATTTAAGGGCCTTGTCTTCAAGAAGTCTTGCCTGCTTGACAGCTGCACGACGAGCTTCATCTTTTTCAGGAGCTGGATGACCAGTCTCGTCACGGCCTTCAGATTCCCAAGGCTTATCTTTGTTCTGATCTTCACCCCATGCGGACGGATCGCCAGTGCGATACTTTTCAGCCGGAGGATTCTTACGGTCTTGGTTCATGGTATAAGGATCAGCCTGTTTCATAATCTCAGCAACTTTTTCCTTATCCCAACTAATTCTCTGTCTCATGTGTACCCCCTATAAATTTGAATCCCCGTATGGGGAGATGATTAAAACTTACATATTAGAAGATAATTATAAACGTTACATTTATATAACAATGCCTAATCTTTATTAGGCATATTAGAAGATTATTAATATTTTACTTTTTTGCTAATTTATTGACCACATCTGAGACTTGGTCAAGCGCAAGCGCTACCAGTTGACTTTCAGGTTCAATTGCATTTGCAATGGCATCCAAGTCGGAGGCGACCTTTGCCATTTTCTCTCCCATATCTTCAGTTTCCTTAGGTTCATCCTCAGCATTTTCCATTGGCTGTTCTACGTCTGCAGGCTCATCTTGAAGGGCAACTTTTTCTACCAATTTCAACATGGGCTCTGTATGAGTTTTAATTCCTTCAAGATCAAAATTCTTAAAATCATCGTAAGCTTTGACGAGTTTATCTAAGAGTGTTGATGCCTGTTGAAATTCTGTAATAGCAGTTTTTGCATATTCAGCATCAACGCCATCTTCTTTTTGTAATTGTACGCCGAGATTTTTGATAAGTCCTTTTACAAGTGGCCAATGTCCTACAACCTGTCGAACCTGGTCCATATCTTTTGTTGGAAACTGGCTTATAGTATCAAAGAAATCTTTGAGATAATCATTGATAACGACTGTTGCTTTTTTCATTATTAATTCCATAGTGAAATCCTTATTTATTTAAAATATCAGAAACTCTATCAATAGCCAAAGCTATGAGTTTGTTTTCTGGTTCAATTTCATTTGCAATTGCATCTAATGCACATGCAGTCTTTACTCTAATTTTCCTTAACTGTGCAAAGATCTCATCATCCAATGATGAGATCTCTACAGCTAATTTTTTAGCCTCTTTTTTTAATTCTGATACTTTTTCAAAAGTATTTTTTAGAGCACTTAAATTGTGTTCTATTTCACCAATTGCATCCACACCACCACTTACTTTTTTTAATCCATTCTCAATCTGTTGAACATAGTAAGCTATATCTGGGCTACTTATTCCTTTATTTAATTTATTGAGTTCTTTCTGATAATTAGCAGAAACTTCCTGGAGTTCTTTCAATTCATCAGAATTACCATTTTCATAGGCTTTTTCAGCTGACTTACTAATAGCAGCTTTCAAATCATTGAATTCTTTTTCAAGTTTATCTAAATCATGCATTGACATTACAATATCTCCTTAGTTATAAAAATCCATTAATTTAAGCCAAGACAGTATCTTGTTAGCTTCTTCTGCAGTGAGTTTTCTTCCAAGGTCTGCTACAACTGGTGTGAGAAGTTCTTTTGCTGTTCTATTATTAGTACCACCTAATTTTGCAATAGTCTTCTTAACCTGCGTAGGAAGAGGAATTCTTTTGCATGAATCTATAAAAGAAAGTACAGCTAAAAACTCTCTCTTTGAGTATCCGTAGTCTTTAAGACATGTAAGATCATTATTAGTCATGGCAATGTGAACACCATAACGGAGTCTATCAAAAGACTTCTTATCTATTGAGCCAACTCTTTGCTGTATGAAACGATCCCAAGATTTATTGGCGCCCCATAATTTTCCCATTACCATGGATGCGGGTCTAATAAGAGTCTCATCAAGACTATCTGTATCTCTTGAACCACTATCATCCTCAGACATATCTTTAAGAACTTCATCACTGATCTGCCTTAGAACTTGTTTCTTTAAATCTTTTTTCCAGCTCTTATAATCGTCTTCCTCTACGCCTGGGGGAAGATCAGTCATTGCTCCATCATCTGCTGGTGCGTCAGTAATAGTGTCATCCGTTGTATCATCATCCGTTGTATCATCATCCGTTGTATCATCATCAGGTTTATCTTCCGGTGCTGGATCTGGGACATCATTATCAACAGGTTCTTGAGCGATAAGTTCCTGTAAACCAGCAGCTTTGAGATAATCACCTTTTTGTTTCTGATATGATGGAACTTTTTCAGCTTTATCAAGCTTGGCAAGGATTTCTTCTGTGGGTGCAACAAAACTACGTAGGACGGCGCCTGTGAAGGCCGGTTGTCTTACCCATGATGCTTCAATGAATTTTACACTATCTGGCTCGTCAGCACTGCCACATATTTCTGCGATTTTTCTCTGTACACCATTTTTATCAAAAAACGTATTGTTCTTCTGAAAACGTATATGTTCACATGCTTCAGTTTCATCCGCTGCAACATTACCACACTTAGAACAAATCGAAAATTTAATGAGGCAACCCATTGACAAAGTAGAATATTCTTTTGATTCAATTTTCTTTACAAGATCGTCATGTTTTCTATCTGTAGCAATAAGTATGTCACAATAATAAGTTGATAATTCATTCCCTTTAGCATCTTTACCAACGGGAATTTCTCTGAGTACTGCATCTATTATCTTTCCCTTTGACAAAGAGGAAATCTGGACATGCTCGAGAAAATTATCCCCACCTATGAAAGTCTGATAAGAATTCTTCAAGACTTCTTTGGTCCAGGCATCACCATTGTTGTTTACGAAATCAGAAAACTCAGGTTTAATGAGGAAATTTTTCTTAGGGTTCTTAGGATCAACAACATCTACATCAACTGCAGCTATGATTGACACATGCGAAAGAAGATATTTATCAGGTTTGTATTGAGCAATGACAGACTTTGCAGTCTTCATTTTCAATTGACCATCTTTAGAAGCACCCTTATATATCTCGTTGGTCCAATCCTTAGATGAAATTGAAGGCTTTACTACTGCTGCGTGTCCATATCTAAACATTGCCATGATGATCTACCTTATTTTACTTTTTTAAGATTATTCAATAAATTCTTAAGTGCATCAGGAGACGTTGATCTAAGTTGTAATTTATTGTATTCTAAACAATTCTTTAAATTGTCTTCATTAAGATCTTTTCCAAGATCATGGATTTTACCTGCAGTTTCAGTTACATGAGTAAGATCTGTAGGTTTAACATGAGCAACCAAGACAAAAGAAATTGCATCATATTTATCTAAAGCAAGTTTACGAATCAAATCAGAAACTGCTTTTTTCTTTGTCTTTGGTTCTTCTTTCTTCTCTTCCTTAATCTCTTTTTCTTCTTTACTGAAAGTAAGGCCACCTAAAAATTTAAGGGCGTTACCAACACCACTACCAGAAGAATAGCCTTTCCAATCTTGTGAGGTCAAAACAAAGTTCTTGCTTGGTTTAGCAGATTTTTCACTCACAATATAGACTGTATGGTCATTTATGCTGTATTTATGTATGTACATTATTTTTTGTCCAAACTAGCATAAATCTTCTTAATAGAAGACTTGATGATATAATCACTACAAATGGTTGCGTATTTAGGGTATATACGATTATAGACCTGGACATCCTTAAAGCCTTGGTCTTTATAATCCACAATATCATCAACAAGTTTCCCAACAATATCTGTGGCAAAGGTATGTGCAATTCTAATCGCCATACGATCTTGTTCTGTTGCTTCTTTTGGAATAAAACCATAATTCTTTTCAGATTGGGTTTTTTCCCATGAGCTATAGCCACAATCTTTTACTGCAGTTGGAAAGCCATAAAAATTAGGATTAACTTTTACAAGAGTTTCTGGAGATTCTGCTGTATGTTCAATAGGCCATTGTACCCAGACCTTATAGGTGGCTGGAACAACGTGAGAAACTGTGCCAACAAACGGGGTTACATTCCACTCAGTGACCCATTTGCGTACACAATCACCTGGCTTAAAAGCTTCAGGTGCTACCATTGAAGGGTATAATGCTGCCATCTTAACTCCTATACAATATTAAAGAGGCTTCTCACTGAAATCGTCATAAGACTTATCAGAAGAAGCCCTCAATGAAAACGAATTAATTAGGCCTGAACCTTCTGGTAAGGAACGCTTGCTGTTTTGATTGGGTTAGGATTCTTACGAATTTCTTTAACCTGTTCAAAATTGTTCTCGTTGAACTTATCCATAAACTGTTCATCAGCATCACGTTTGCGAACATCGCTATTGAAACGATTCTGCATGTACCATGCTTCATCTGCGTCAAATTTCAATGTGTTTGCTTCACGTTTTCCGTCAAGAACGTCACTGATCATATCGATCTGCATTGCGACTGCAGGATTGATACTTTCAACTTCCTCAGCGATTTTGTCCAAACGATCTGTGTATTCTTTTGCATTTTTAATAGCCATGATAGACTCTCCTTTGAATTGTTATTTCTAAATTATTTCTTAATTACTGCTTTACCTTTTTCAACGGTTATAAAAGGAACATTCTTGTGCATTTTTCTGTTTGTACGAGGAATATCCTTATTCTTTAAACCAAGTTCCCTTAAAACTCTTTGGTGCAAAACTTTTGTATTTTTATCATCACTTTTCTGTTTTGCCTTTGCTTCAACATTCTGATCACTAGAATGTCTGTAATTTATCTCATTTGAAGTTGGCAAACCTAAATCATCCCTTAAGGAACATAAAAGTGCATTATATTTACTTGCATCAACTTTAGATGCGAACATCCCGTTGCTATATGAACCTATTGCAGCTGTAAGAGCATCTTCACAAGCCACTGCCGGGCTGTATCTCGCAATAGTAGGATCAATTATTGATTTTGCTGCATTTACCAAGCCTGCATAATCATCATCAGTTAAATCCTGCGGTCCTTTATAAGGACATTGAGAGTCCCCTCGGGGAACTCTTTCTTCAACTACGCGGTTATCATAATTGAAATAATCGTATGCGTTATTAGTAGTTTCAGGGAAATTATCTATATAACGTTTTACGACATTTGGAACTAAAAGAATTATATTCATGTCTTTATTACCTATATTAGAAGATAATTATAATTGGTTCTGTTCTAAGAACTTTGTAATGATTCGTTGTGCTGCAAATCTCTTATTGGCCTGGGGCTTTACGCCCTTTACCTGTTCCAACAAATCTTCTACAGCGATGTTCAATGCATAAGCCTGTTCTTTTGTTTCATTCACTACTTTACTGAACTTCTCATCAACTACACCGTTTGACTTTAAACCCTTTTTAATAGGCATAGAATGAAACTTAGCAAGGATGTCCAACAACTCATCCATCACCTTTATAGACTTCTCTACGTCCTGTCCTAAACCTTTTTTCTTTGCCATTTATTGCTCCAAATTTTAAATTCAATTACTTATATAAATGTATTAAGAGAAAATTAGAATCTAACTTCAATATCTTTAGCTTTCTCAAGAGCCTTACTGTATTCTTTATTATCAGGATACATTTTACTCAATAAACTTATAGATTTAATTATTTTATCTTTATTACCTGAATCCATCATTCCCTTACCAACTATTGTATATCCAAACCCTTTTCTAATATCTTCTGCAGATAAATTATAACTATTAACATCAACAAGTTCTTCTTTAGTTGGTATTCTATAAATAGTTCTTTTAAATATTTCTGGCTTTGGTTTCTTATTTTCCTTTATATCCTTAGCAAGTTGTTTTTGAAATGATTCCTCATTAGACTTCTTTTCCTCAATTTTCTTTTTCTGTTCTCTTCGGTACTCTTTAATTCTATCTGTGGATTTTTGATAATCCTTACCCTCTGACCTATATTCCTTCATATAGTTTTTGAAATAATCAGACTTATTACTCTTATTCTTAAACGATGGATTTCGTCTTCGCGGTTTGACCTCAGGTTCTGGATTAAACTTTTTAATAGTTTCTCCACTACCATCATCAAGAAAAGCTACCAACTCATAAAGTATATTACTTATTTTCTGTAACATGTTTTACAGCCTTTTCTAATTGTTCCGGATTATCTTTAAAATATCTCATCAATCTTGCAAGTTTCATCAATTGGACTCTATCTTCAGATGCAACTTTGACTTCAGGTTCAGAATCTTTCACAGGTTCTGGCTTTGCTACTGGTTCCACTTTAACGCTACTAAATCTCTTATTTCCCTCTTCTTCAGTAGGTTTAGGATTCAAATGCATATACCTTGCTAATTTTTCCTTAAGGTCTGTTTCATCGACAATAGGTGCAGAAATATTTGTATAAACATTTCTTAAAAGTTCATTGAACATAGAATCATTAACCGTAAACATATCTTCTTCAATTTTCTGTTTAGTCGATATAGGATCAATATTAAGAATATCAAGAAGAAGATCAATAGAAACTGAACCTTTCTGATACAACTGAAACACTGCATCAAAATATTGATCATTATCTCTGATGGCCAAACGTGTGAAGCTTAATTTAGGATAGAGAAGGGTCTCATTACCATATTTATCTACATCAACAAAGCCCTTACGTTTTGCCACAGGTTTAAACAATGAATTTTCAACAAAATCCTGAAGTATCTCTCTAAATAATAGGTATTCTGTATTAATTATTTCCAAGCCAATACGGGATCCTGTATATGAACCCTCACCGGTAAGGATTTCTCGTGTCATACCCAGACCCGCAAGTAACCTTGTCAAGCCAGCTTCATTTTCAGCCTCTATATCAAGAAGTCGTCCTTGGCTTCCCATTTCTTCCCAATGTATTTCACGGTTAGATATAATAGAGTAATCCGGATCAACAAGGGCCATATCAACCTGTTCTCGAAGGTTATCTACGTCTTCATAAGTTTGACCCTCACACCATACAATACGCATTGGTGTCATATGTCTTGAGGCAATAGATGTTTGGGCCTGACGAAGCTTATCTAATAAGGTAAGTGTGTTTGTACATCTTTCAATGATTGAATTTCCAACAGGTTCATATTGGCATTTTTTTCTGGATAAAAGGAAAAAATGTGATCCAGAATAAGGATCTGTATCTAAATTTATTACACCAGATTGTCTTACTTGGTCCTGAAGCATCTTAGGTATTGAACTTTTCTTTTTATCTGCAGACCCATCCTGAGCAAAATATCCACCACCAGTAATAAATTCTTTCGTTTGTGAATCTGGGACATATTCCACGGCAATATCATCAGAAAGAGGTAATTTTCTAATTCTAACCTGATCAAGAGGAATTATAATTAATTTTTCCCAACCCTTATAAGTTGGGTCTTTATCTACAACTTTATACTGCTGTTTAAGAAACTCAGATCTTTGACTTGCCTTTTCTTTTTCTACAGCACGTTCATCTTCTGTCAAGTCATCTAAGTCATTGTCTTGACAAAAGATCGAACAGTTGTGTGTACTAAATCCATTGACTTGAAAAGTATGGTCATCCTCAACCTCAAAATTATAGACAAAATCATTATATTCTTTTTGTTCTATGCTTCTTACTTTCAGTGCTACATCATCACCAACTCTAATCATATCTTCATTAGCAATTGAAAATTCTCTTCCTTCCGGTATTTGTTTTATACCGTATTTAGTCATGGTTCTACAAGAATCCTCATCCATTGTACTAATTATATAAAAATCTCTATATTCAACATCCTCTATCTCACCATAAAAATTAGATAAATCTGGGTAATGACTGCGAATATAACCTGAATTCCTTTTTTGATAACTAAATATAAGATCACATTTCAGGCAAGCATCTCTAAGAGCATCAACTATATGCTTGGAAGTCATTGCAACTACAACGACACATTTGCTTTTTAGCCCAGAAGTACTAACGCATCCATCAGAATCAATAAGTCCGGGGATAAAATTTAATAGCTTTTCTTTAGGTAGCTTTAAAAACCATTCTGGAACTCTTTTAAAATTTTCCCCAAAAGAAGTTTCCCCAAAATTCTCAGCCCACCACTCAATAAAAGCTGGATTAGAAATCACGGATAGGTAATGAACGCCCTTTTCATCCTCTCCCTCTGATATGCTGTCTTTTCCAAATATTTTATGTAAAATACTTCTAATCCTATTAATATTTTCATCATCTACAGAAAAAATCCTCCAATTACCACGACCCCAAGTACCCCTATCATCTCTAGTTAATGTTCCGTCACCTAGCCAATATCCGGCTAAATAACAAAAATCATTGTCAATATTTAAAGTATCTATAGAAGGGAGAAATATATTTTTAATTATTGTATATTCTTTTGTAGTCTCAATATTCTCTTTAATGGGGTACCAAATAACTTGAGATCCTTGTTGAAAACCTTTAGCTCCTATACGTTCATGAAACTTAAAATCAAGCTCCTTACCTAAATAGTATAATATATTATTTAAAGTGCTATAATTTACTCCAAGATCTTCTGCTATCTGTCTTCGAGATATTATTGTAGGTTCTTTAAGATTATGTGCCCAATTTAAAAACTTTACTCTCGCTTCATATCCAAATTTATTTCTTGGTTCAATCATTTTAAATGTTAGATTATAGCCACCCTCAACTTTTTTATAGCTATCACTAAAAGTTAAATTAACAGAATCAACATCTGCTATTTCTGTCGGATATGTAAGTCTAATATAATCGTTGATATTGAGATTACCAGCCTTCTCAAAAACAAACTCATCACCCCTTAAAATTTCTACAGGATGTTCTTCAGTTATAGATAACTTCTTATAATATTTATAGCACCCTATATCTAAAATTTCTTCAGAAGGTCGTCGCATCATTTTTAACACTTTTCTGTATCTGCCCTTATTAGTTAGTACATAATCACCAACTCTGATATCTTCAGCCTTCTTATAACCATCAATTACTCTTATTTCAGCATCTTTTTTACAACAGCTTCCGAATAAAAAGTACTCATGAGTTATTTCAATGAGGGTTTTAAAGAGCTTCATTTCATCACACATATTTTCAAAAAACTTCATTACATACTCATTCTGATCTTGATTACTTCCCTTGGGAGCAACAAGACGTAGTTTTGATAGAGGTAGGGTGGAATGAATATCAATGGCACGTCCAACAATTTCATTGGTATTATACATGAAACGACAGAAAGCTCTACGCTCTCTGACGTTCTGTGGTTTTTCTAAAAAGTCTGTGCTTAACTGAGGTGAATAGAATTGCGATGTATTACTATCCATGACATCCGCAGATGTTCTCAAACCAAAGGATGACGTAGTAAAATATGCGGGATTCCTGCTCGCCTTCCTCACAGCAATCTCTTTGTCTGTATATCTTGGGACAACAAATTTCCCATTGTCTGCTTGTACAATCTGTGGGGGAATACGTGCTGTACGATTCATCTTAGGTCTATTTTCATCACCACTGGTGACAACTCTCATTTTTCTAGGCATTATTGAACCTCTATCTTATCTTCATTTAAAAGTTCTTGCACTTCAGCAACGTCATCATATACAAAATTTTCATTCACATAGGATTCTGTTGGTGCAGAGGCAACTTTCTTTGGTTTTTTAATTTTCACTGGTTCTCGTTCTTCTTCAACAAATTTAAATCTATCCACAGGTCTCATGTTATTGGTGCCCCTAACGAGAGAGCCAATAACATCTTTATTTCTTCTCATAATAAGAAGTAATCTATAAAAATCTTCTATACTGGAATCAACTTTTCTTGTGTCTCTAAATTCTCTTTCACTTGCCATGCGTTCTTCCATATAAGAAGCATTAACTTCATGAAACATCTCATCATAATCTCTTAAAAGTATTTTAAGATCATCTCTTATTCGATAAAATCTATCTTGTAAATTCTCTAAATTTTTATTTAAGTCAGCCATTTTTGGGCGACCTTTCTTGCAGCTTTCCTGTCTTTTATATAATTTGTTATTTTATCTTGGACCTCTTGGTCTCCCGGATTTCTGTGGGATAGGTTTTCTGATTTTACAAAATCATAAACCTTTGACAATTCTTCTTTACCAAGGGGGTATCCATTATTTTTCTTTGAAATACCTTGTATGATATCATCCAGGCATAATGGCCGAGATTCAAATGTATTTGTCCCAGGTTCATACCTTGGATCATAATACCCACCCCCTGCTAACGAATTTGAATCAGGATCCTTTAAATCTCCTGGCATATTACTTATCCTTTATTTTGTACATTTATCACATTTTTCATTTGGCCCACAATTACAACTTACTGGTGATGGTATTGCAGGTTTTTGTACTTGCATTACTGAAACCTGATTAGCTCTTTTTTGTTCCTGTTCCTTTGCAACCAATCGCATCCACTCCATATTAAAACGGGCTTTTTGATATATAAGTTCTTTTACCCGTTCTGCTGCCTTAGATGCTTCAAGCTCGGCCAGAGCTATTTTCTCATCAAATGCAGACACCTCTAGCTGATACGAAAGTTGATCCATTTTTACCTCCATTTTATTTGTTATATGTATCTTCTATTCAGGCATTTTAAATTAGAAGATAATTAAACTCGTGTTGATGATGCCATTTTTGGCTTTGTTTAGTAGCACACACAAACTGGTGATGGTAAGGGACTCACAACTGAAAGTCTATAAAAATCCCCAGGAACTAATCCACCAGCACTTGCATCTGAATTATTTGCGTAAACTGGCAAACCACCTATATGATTGGCCTTATTTATTCTTATTGCGGCACCACTCTCATCTCCACTAGCATAGATATCAAGAGCAGGTGATGAGGATGTTCCATCATGTGAAATCTGCAATCCAATACCTGTACCATAATTATTTATCTGTATGGCTGGATCAAATCCCCAATGATTTGTTTCAATTATATTTCCAGCACCACTACTATCTTTAGTCAGAGAAAAAATAGAACTATTAGCATTCTGAACAATAGTAGCAACATTACCATTATAATTAGTAATTTTTAAAACTGGATTTACTGAATGATTAATAATATCAATAACAGACCCACTTGTACTTATATGGTCAATTTGAATATCTGTAGATGCTCCGGTTGTACTGATATATAATCCCGTGGAATCATTCAAGAGCTGTTCCGCCTGTCTGATTTATAGAGATAGAATTTCCCTGGCCTGCAATATCAAATATTGAGTCAGAAGATTGGGATGATATATTAAAGACATTACCAAAAGAAGAACTCTTTACAATATTAAAACTAGGATTTGTAGAATCATCCGTTGAGTTTAATATCCCGCCACCACCAGAAATATGAGAAATATTGAAATCATAAGCTGTTCCATTACTGGCGACATTAAAAATTGAATTAGTTGAGTCTGATTGATTTGAAACATTGAATATATCCCCTATTCCATATTGTGTTATATTAAAAATTGGAGCATTTTCAGTTGGGAAATTAGATACTATATTATAGGCTGTTACACTTGAATCATTTTCTTGCCTTATTTGACCATTTACATGAGTTACACCACTTAAAACGGAAGATATGTTAGCTGTAAAATTATCTACCCCGAGTGCTGGAACTGTCCCACCTATAACTAAATTTCCGACAAACGTAGAATCACTCAACACTTGTATTGAACTAAAAGTGTAATCCGAACCTATATTTAATTTATCCGGAGTAACCGAGTTTGCTGGTAAAACTATGTTCGTACTATCACCACTAAAAAGAATTTGATTTAATTCTGAAACTGTTTTTGTTACAGTTCTTAAATCTGTTATATATGAATTGAGAATAGTGGATTGACTAAAAGGTCGGCATATTTTAGCTAAGGGATATGTATAATGCTGAACAGATCCATCCGAATAATTAGATGGGTATAAGCTCCCTTCAGAAACTTTTACATCTTGTACAATCCTAAGTCTATTTTGACTTGGTAATCCAACTGTAGAATCTTTTAAACTTATATCATAATACTCACTCGAACCATCAGCGGACACTTCTCCAAGATGGAAATCAATGTAAACATAATCTGTTCTATCTGATGGATATGGTACAGTTAAAGCCGGTAAAGTAGTTTCTGTAAAAGCGGCATCTGTTAAAGAACCTGAATTCGTCTGATCTTTATAACCAATGCTATTATTAAGGAATAATCTATACCCATTGAGAAATAAAACTCCAGGATTTGTACCATCACCACCTGTAATTAAAAAATTATTTGTATTGTCTGTTGGATGTTGAACAATTTTGAATCCTGTATCAATTGCTCCATCACCTACTTGTTCTTGTATAAAACGTCTTATATAAGTATTAGACATTTTATGCATGTCTCTTAATTCAGCATCTGTTAAACCCGATAACTGCTGCGCCTGCAGAAGATAATATCTTTTATCTTCATTATACATTTCCGGGGAATAACTTCCTGTATAAGCTGTAGTCATAAAATCTCCTTATTATCTTCTACCCATTGAATACGAGTTTAAAAAATTCATGCTAGACCGTTGAGACATTTCAGACATCAAAGTTGAAGAGGGTCTTTTTGTATATCCCGCACTTATCTTAGCTTTTCTATAATATTTTTTATATGAACTGCTTACTTGACCAGAAGATTGAATAATCGTATTTGACTGTACGCCATTTCCTCCGGCATTCATGTACTCCGTAGCCAGCCAAACGGCACGAGAA